TTGACCCGCCGTATGGGATTGGTATAAATGTTAGTATGGGGAGGCGTAAAGGGGATAAAAAAAGCGATTACCATAAATTTGCGGGTAACGATACAAGCATACCGCCTAAAGAATATTTTATTGAACTGCAAAGGGTGAGTAAAAATCAAATAATTTGGGGAGGTAATTATATGACCGAACATTTACCACCTTCGCCTTGTTGGTTGTTATGGGATAAAGGCTTTTCTGAAGATATTACTTTTTCACAATTTGAATTGGCTTGGACATCGTTTTGCTCAATGACTAAAAAATTTAACAAAAATCCTTCACAACAACACCGCATCCACCCAACCCAAAAGCCCGTTAAACTTTACGAATGGCTACTCACCAAATACGCAAAGCAAGGCGATAAGATATTAGACACGCATGGAGGGAGTATGTCTATTGCGATTGCCTGCCACAATTTAGGCTTCGACCTTGACTGCATCGAACTTGATACCGACTACTACAAACAAGCCGTTAAACGCTACGAAAATCACAAACTACAACAACGAATAAACTTTTAATATGAACACATTGAACTTACTAACCCTTGGCACTGGCATCTTAACAATTACCACAATCGTGTATGATTACTACACGAACCGAGCCAAAAAGCGCAAAGCATTGCGTAAGCGTTCCGTGCATTTACTTGACGTTCCAAAATTGAAGCGGGATGCGAAGTAACTACAACAATTGGACACCCGACCTTGATGATGTATTGAGGCTACTATACCCGACCTACACCTCGCAGCACGTTGCGGACATCATGGGCATGAGCATCGGTACAATCAACTCCCGAGCCATTGTATTGGGCTTAAAAAAAGATGCCGAGCACCTTGCCAATATTCAAACGTACACTATGCGGTTGCTTAATAACGGCGCACCGCACCGATTCCCGAAAGGACACGTTCCGCAAAACAAGGGCAAGAAGATGCCACCCGAACTACGGGCAAAGGTAGAACGCACTTTTTTCAAGAAAGGGCAAAAACCCCACAACACGAAGCACGATGGCTACGAGCGGGTAAACGTGTACGGATATACTATGGTGCGAATGGCGGATCGTGTGTTCGTAGGTAAACACCGCTTAATTTGGGAGCAACACAACGGTACTATACCGCCCGGCATGGCGGTAATCTTCGCCGATGGCGATAAGCAGAACTTTGCAATTGAAAACCTGTTATGCGTAAGCCGTGGCGATTTGGCCATATTGAACAAAAACAAAAAATATGGGCGTGAAATTGCGGAAAACGTATTACTTTTGTCCAAGTTAAAAAATCAAATTATAAACAAAAAATAGAAAAATCATGAAAAACACGATGGCGGATTTACGCAACCATTTATTTGAAACCCTTGAAAACCTACGCGATCCCGAGATGGTAGTCGACAAGGAACGAGCAAAGTTAATCGCTCAAGTAAGCCAAACCATTATCAACACTGCAAAAGTCGAGGTTGATTTTTTAAAGGCAACGGGCGAACGTCCTGGGAACAAATTCTTTGAACAAAAACAAATAGGAGGCTAAAATGCACAAAGAACTATTTATAGAAAAATATTATTTTGTTTCAAAAATAATACAAAAACAATTTACTACCGACCTCAATGCCGTTATCGCCCACGAGATTGAGAAGGCGAAGGGGCAACCCGTAGTAACCGACCAAGTAACCGACCAAGATGCACCCAAATTCGACCAAGACCGCTTCGAGCGTGTGTTTTGTGCGTTGCTTGTGGGTGATGTATATATGAACGCAATCAAGGGAACTGAGGACGTACTCTCACAACTCGATGCCTACTACGCAACGAAAAAAGGAGGCAACAATGAGTAACGAACTACGCAAAGCAATTGACGATTATTGGCAAAGCAAGTACCCGACTTTTGCCAAAGGGCGCATCAAGCGGATGAGGTCGAAAAGAACAAGCCGATATGTTAGGCTTGATAAACGATTAGGCAAAAGGGCATATCATTTTAATTCCGATTTTTGCTCTAATTTAACCCGTTGGAATCGACATTAACAATTAACACCCACAACATGAAAAAACACATCGCAAAAAACCTTCGAGAATTAGCCGAGCATCTACCGCCGGTGTATGAGTGGATACCGAACACGGAAACGAAAACGGGTGCGGAACTCAACGCAATCATTATCGAGCAACACGAGAAAGACCAAGCGAGCCTATCGTGGCACGCCAAAATTATCAACGTAGCACGGCAACACCTTGCCGACTTGGGTTTGCAACACCTTGCCCCTAAAACGCCAGACCTTAAAGACGTGAACGCCCAGTACAAGTTAAAAAAGAAAACGATCCGCATGGTGAACCATTACCACAAACTCAAAGAGGCGTGGACACACGGCGGGCAAGCGGGCATCGGTCAGTACGCAAAGTGGGCGGTATCGGCTAATCAAGAACAACAAAAACAAGCGAGTAATGAAACCAACGCCACCAAGTAAACGCCGAACGCCGATAAAGACCATCGGTGAGCATAAGTTCTACGATATCCAACAAGCGGATGAGATACTACACTCACGCTTTATGGTAGCCGAAATTCAAGAGTTATTTTTGAGGCACGGCATCAGCGAGGGGTTCTTGCGTGAGGTGTGCGGTATCTTAAAAGACCAAGCCATCGAGGAACGAGACCCCAAGAAACTGCGGGAGAACGTGATTGCAGTAGCGCAGAATTTGGAGGGGCGGATGGGTATGCTTGCCGAGAAACGTGCATACGAGGAATTGGCGTGTGTTTATTTCCTCATGGATGACGAACCCGCCGAGTACGATGAGGCATGGCAAGAACGCAAAAAAGCCGTTTGGAGGTCGGCGGGCGAAGCGGATTTTTTTATTGGCGAAGCGTTCAAGCACATGAACGCCTCGGCCAATATCTCAATGAGCGATATTTTAGCCGTATGGATGGCAGTAAAAGAAAGGCACGAACAACTGCCGACCTTGCCCGGCAAATCGAAAACCACATCGAGGAACGGAACTATCTAATCTTTCAGTTAGCGGATAGAGACCCGATGCGTATCAATGAATTATACACATGGAGCCTTGAAGCCTTATACCAATTTTTATACGCCAATACTATACACAAACGGCGTTTAGACGATGCAAGGCACAACGCCGAGCAACAACGCAAGAGTGGTAAACGTTTAAAATAGGGCATTGCGCCCTATTTTTGTGTTATGGCAGAGATACTCGATTTAATCGCCAAGGTATCGTGGCAAACGAACCAAGCCGAACTCGACAAACTAAACAAGGCAATCGACAAGCAAGACGATGCGCTCACGGAATTAATCCGCAAAGGGCAACGCTTGGAGCAACAACGGGCAAAGACCGATAACCCGGCAAAGGTGAAGGAACTAAATAAGGCGATGGAGGCCAACAAGAAGGCCATCGACTCGCTCACCAAAGCCACCGACAACTCGGCGAAAGCAACGCTCGATTTAATCAACAAGCAGAAGCAACTCGCCAAAGCAATCGCCGATTCAACCGATCCGAAACAAGCGAGCCGACTACTTTCCGAGTTCAAAAAACTTGAGCAACAAATCAAGACCACCGAGAAGTCGGCGGGTGGCCTTGTGGGTTCATTCGGTAACATCGGCCAATCCATTATGGGCGGTTTAGGCTTGGGTGTTGGTTCGCTCGGTTTGGAGTCGCTTGTTAGCGGTATATCCTCCTTTGTTAGTTCAGCCAACCAAGAGTTCATCGATGCCGAAAACACCACGCTACGCTTTAAAAACACGCTCAAGGGTTTAGGCCAAGAGCAGTATTTCGACGAACTAACCGCCGAGGCCGATATGCTCGCAAAGCAGATAGGCTACCTTGATAATGACGATATTGTATCGGCACAAGAAAAGATGCTCACCTACGGCAAGTTATCGAAAAGCGAAATAAGCCAATTACTCCCCGTTATTATCGACCTCGCCGCCCGAATGGGGACTGATGTGCCGAGCGCAACGGAAACCATGATAAACATCATGGAAGGGCGGGGCGGTGCCACGTTACGCCAGTTAGGGTTAACAATCAAGGATGCCAACACCACAACGGAACGCCTCGGTGTTATCTTCGAGGAATTAGGGCCGAAAATTGCGGGGAGTGCGGAATCGGTCAAGAACTCATCGGATGGTATGCGCAAAGTGCTAAACCAACAAATCGCCGACCTTGAGGAATCGGTCGGCGCAAGTACCATCAAATTACAAAACTACTTTTTAGGGGCGTATGCGGGTTTCCTTGGGTTACTCAAAAAGATGTCGCAAAGCGAGGATGAGGAGCGAAGCGAAACGAGTAAGAAAATACAAGCCGAGCAAACGAATGTTTACAAGGCAATGAGCGACAAGGAGTTGGAGTTTGAAAAATCGCTACTTGCTACCAAGATACAAAACCGCAAGGATGCACAAGACCGAATTTGGAAACTCGAAGCCGAGAACGCCAAAAGCGGTTTGCAATACATCGGGCGGTTAGAAATCAACGAGAATAACCGCAAAATAAAAGCCGACCGGGATTTCATGGCACGTCAAGAGGCCGAGATGCGTGCATTGATTGACGAATCCAACAACCGAGGTAAGCGACAAGGCGAGGAGGCAACGATAACGGCAAAGCGTAACGCCGAGGATAAAGCCAACGCAGAAAAGGAAGCGGGTAAGAAGTCTACGAACCACGCCAAGGAACAAGCCGATAAGAAAAAGCAAATCGAAAACGATTTAATCAAGCAGTTAGAGGCCGACCGACTAAAGTTAGACGAGTTCCTACTTACTGCCGATGAGAAAGAAATGATGGCACTAACCCGCCGTTACGATGAGCAGATGGGAATGGCCGAGGGGAATTATAAATTGCAGATGCTTGCCCGTGAGAATTACCTTGATGCGTTATTGCACCTCCAACGCAAACATGAGTTCGAGATGGATAGCCTCGGTTCGGTGAGTTTAGAGGGTACGAAAAAAGCCGAAAAAGAGAAAGTAGACCTAACCAAAAATACCGCATACCAAGCGATGGCAACACGTGTGGCCGATGCTCAAGATGCAATCAAAAAACAAGAGGAGGACAAGGCACGAAAGGCGCAAGAACGCCAAGATTTATTCGATGCAACGATGGCCGCAGCACAAGCCGCCCAAAGCCTTATAAGCATCGAGCAAGAAAAGAACGATAGGTTAATCGGATTACAAGAGGAACGAATCGCCGCCGCTCGGGATAGTGCTGGCAGTTCTTTGAAGATTGAAGAAGATAGACTGAATGAGTTAATCGAAAAACGCCAAAAGTACGAGCGTGCACAAAGGACAATCGATGCGGCTGTTATCGTAGCAAACCAAGCGGTGGCAATTAGCCAAGCGATTAAGGCCATCACATCAAGTTCAGCACTCGGCCCCGCCGGTATCGCCGCAAACGTTATCGCTATCATTGCGGGACTCGCCGCATCTATCGCCGCCGTTCGTGGTGCTACGGCAGATATTCCCGCCTTCCGTGAAGGTGGTTACACTGGCGATGGTAACCCCGATAACGTGAGTACCACACTCGGCGCACGGCCGTATGTGTACCACAAAAAGGAGTTCGTAATGGATGAGGAATTGACGAGCAAACATCGAGACCTATTTGAAGGGTTACACAAACGGGATATGGTGGTTAAGAAACTTGACGATGGGCAATTTTACGTTACCCGCAACGGGTTAGACACCACGAAGTTAGTCGATGACCACATCAGCATCAAAAATCAGATGCAGACCGATAGCATCGTGTACCAACTAAGCGCAATCAACGAGCGTTTGAGCCAGCGTGAGGTAAGCATTACCAACACATTCGACTCCAACGGGTTCGGTAACGTAATCGCCACACAACTCGGGCGGATTGAAATAAACAAAAAATTAAGATGACGATAGAATTACAACTGAATTGCACGGGCGGATGGGTGGACTATACGAAATGGGTAAACATTACCCGCCTTATTCGTGAACTCTCGCTCAACACCGACAATGACCCGCAGAAGGAACAAACGGGAACCATCGAGTTATTTGGAGATGCTTATACATTCGTGGAAGCCAACCTCATTAGCGGTGCGAATATGTACTCAAATTCGATGTGCGTGCGTATTACCGATAACGTATGTTCGGGCGAAGTGTACCTATTTAAAATCGACAATAAGAACCTAAAGTGGTGCGATGATAGTGGTTGTATAATGGAGTTCGAGATGCAAGCCTACCAACCCGAATTGGACTGCATACGAAACACCACGATAGCCGATAATACAAACAATGTGTTCGACCAATTTGGCGCAATCGTTCACCCTCGTTTTCGGTATTGTGATGTATTTAAGCCGACATTGATTTTTGAGTTTGTTTTAAGTTTGGCAAATATTGTTGACTTAATTATAACGCCTCTTAACCTTGTTATAAATATTATAAATGCGATTTTCGGCGCATCAATACCGAATATCGGCACATTTGCGGGTTCGGTTTCGGGGTGCCTCCGTGCGTGGCCTTCGCCGTTTATCTCTACCTACATAACCAATGTATGTACCTTGTGCGGGTTGGCCTCCGACATAACAACAAACCCAATATTCCACGATACACAAAACCCACTAAACCCCTCCTTACCAAACCCGTATTATTACGCCACCTATTTAACCTCATTCACAAAGCAAGGAGTACCCGTTAACGGCACTCAATCATATATCCCTAATAACCAACCATCGCAAACACTTACCGCCTTTTTGAGCCAAATAAAAGAGGTTTGGAACGCTCGGTGGTTTATCCATAACAACAAAGTATTTTTCCACCGAAAAGATTTAATTGGTGATTTAATTTGGGGTACTACGCCCGTTCTTGATTTCACGGGTGATGATGCAAAGAAACTCATTCAAGGCGTGTGTTTCACTTGGAATGGCGAGGGTAAAATAAAGCGCATATACATGGCATACGAAAAGGATGCTATCGATGCGGTGGGTAACGAATCATTAAGCCGTTTCAATGGCGAGTTTATCGAACCATCAACCAACCCCAACTACACCGAACCCGTTGAGGTTCGTATCGAATCGGTTGGTAGTACAAGTTTTGTGTTTGATGGAGTAGACCCATATTATGACGATATTTATGCGAGTACATTAATTCCTACAAGCCAATATGTTCGGGCGTTAAAAACAACTACCGATACGAATAACTTAGCCAAGATTATCGTTTATGACCCCGCCTCGCCAATACAAGATGCAAGGGCGAACGCTTGGCCGTGGAACGATTACTCAAGTTTGCCCGAGTTTCAAGACGATGGTGCGCAAACATTCCCGCCTATTTCGACATATTACTACTCCAACTCGCCGATGTCCTTCGCACCTAATCAAAATTTCAACCCGGCATTAGGGGCGGCGGCGAACAACGGAAACCTATGGCAGTACCACGAGATTGATGTACCCTCGCCGAGCAAGAAAACGAACATAGCGTTTGAGTTTACACTGCAATATTGTTGCGAATTTTCAGCACTAAACTTGTACCAAAAAGTGGTAATGAAGAACGGCGATATAGGCGAGATTAACTCCGTAGAATTTGACCACTTCAACCGAACAATTAACGTAAAAGGAAACCTTATTTAACATGAACAACTTATGGGAGCAATCCAACATACAAGCCAACTGCGACCTTTGCGGAGTAGATGCGCCGTTTTATATGCCCGTTGACCGCACGGATATGATGGCGTTACGTTTTCAACTGCCGTATCACCTTGTAAGCGCAAACGGCGGGGCGTTGCCTATCGGCGCAAATGTGCGCCTATCAATCGTTGACGAAATAGGCACAACCACCCTTTGTAATTTAGGCGATGCGCTCGGCGGTAAATTTATGTTTGGGAGATACCTTGATGCGCCGACCAAAACGGCGCAATATCAATTGTACTTTCCCGTGCCTTTCAAGGATGAGTTCGGGTTCAATTATAACCACGCCTTTGTCGATGTCAACGTTGGCCAGTACCTCGTAATAAACAACGCATTTACGGGTGCCGATGGTGGGTTCACCTACGGCGTAGATGAAACCCCCGCTATATTTCAAGAAATACGCCCCGGCCGATTGGTTTTTCCGTATCGTATGCCGGGGTTAACGTTACAAGCCTTTTTAGATGGGGTATCGGTAACGCCCGGTTATCCGTACACGGGTAGCACTTGCCCGCACGAGAATTTCAATTGTTGGCGGGTAAAATTAACCGTTGTTTTTGCGGGTTCGGGCGCAACAAAAGATTACTACACCAAGCCGTTTCGGGTTAACCGAACTTGCGATGATAGCGTGCGATTATCGGGCGTTTATTCGGCGGGTGTTACCGATTGTAACGGATATGTGCATAGTGGTTCAATGAGTCCCGCAGTAGCCGATTTAAACCGCTTATTCCTACGAATACCCGCCGTACTTAACCAAGTGGCAAGCCGAGTAAAGAAAACATTTAACGATAAGTGTTTCGCCGTGCGTGGTGAAAGGCAACAAGCATACCGCCTTAATAGCGACCCCGTACCGAGTTGGTTCGCTGCCGAAGCCGAGGGTGTGGTATTGGCTAACTCGTTTCGGGTAGATAACCAAGAACTACAAACGGCAGATACCGACCAATTATTTGTGGGTGTGGATATACCCGGCTATCAATATCAATACCTTGATGTACCTTTGACTTCGTGTAGGTGCTTATTGATTTATGGTTGCTAATTCGGTGTGCAAAGTCGAATAAACCCATTTTCTAAACCCCTAAACATTTAAACTATGTTTTCTACTTGTAACGCCACTTGTGTCGGTTCGATTACATTACCAAAGACCGACCAATGTGAAGTGTACCAACGCTCGGAAGTACCCGTGCGCCTTTTGCTCGCCAAGTGCGATTTTGATTTTCCAACCGGTGCGTATGATGCCAACGCATTAGCCACCGCCGTAGCGGCCGCCATCACGGCGGGCGATATTACCGCTACGCCTGAATTGGCAGACTTGCAATGGGCAGACCCAACAAGCACAACCAAGCAGTACAAAGGTACTTGCAGACCACCCGCCACTATCAACGTAAGCCGCCAATTAACTGGCAAGGATTTCAACGCATTTGACGTTGATTCAGCCGGTGCCGCCGCCCCTTACGAAGACCGTGAGTTCTTTAAGAACATCGTTAAAAACAAGGCCGTTGCCATCCGTGGTTATGTAACTTGTGATGGTAAAGTGTACTTGTTCTTGAATACCAACGGCACGTTCATGCAGTATTCGGTTCAATTCTTTACCGGGTTCGATACCGAGGTTGATGGCCAACGAGTTGAGTTCAAAAATTACTCGATTACCTTCATGGGTGATCCCGTAGATTGGACTTTGCCGTACTTGGACATCGTGGCCGCCAATGGTATTAGTACCCTCGGTTGGTTGTTTCAGTAACCCCTAAATTTTCAGTTGTGGAATTAAGCACCTTTGTATCGAAATACAAGAACAAGAACAAACTCCCTTTGCCCGAGCATCACGCCCAAGCAATTGAGGCGGCGAACGCTATAAAAATACATTCGGAAGGCGCACGCCCTCAATATTATGTAAATAATATGTTGGTTACGCCCGAAACGTTTAAGCCGAAGTATCGAGATTTATTCGCTACTCGTTTATTGAACCGCCACCCAAATGAGGCAAGTGGGCACTATAACTGGCGATTGTCGGTATATTCGCCCGTATCAAAAGAGTTGTTTGATAAGTTCTTGCATCTTTGCAAAGGTGCTATTCTCCAACCCAATAACTACTCCATCCAAGCAGATGACAATACGATGATGTGGTTGGCCGAGGAGTCCGCAGTCGATACCTTGGATGATATTTTGGAGTTTGTAATGGAGAACCCTAAGGGGTTTATGGCCGTTATTCACGAAGGCGAAGTTGAAGCCAATGAAACGGCGAAACCCGAGATTGTATGTATCGAGGCCGATGATGTATTGATGTACGATTACGAGTCCTTTGCGTTTAAATACGAAGGGCGTATTTTCTTTATTAACGCCGAGGCGCAGTACGAGATTGATATGCGCAAGGGCACGATGATTGAATACATACACAACTTCGGCAAGTTGCCAGTGTGGGATGTTGAGAACTCGTACACCCAACCTTATCAATTTTGGAGCGACTTACTTGTTCGCAACATGAATGATGACGAAGCGGTTACCAAACACTATTCGTACCCGAAAGTTCAGCAAGTAGAATCGAGTTGTCCTCGTTGTATGGGGCAAAAGAAAATAACCGACCCGAATTGCACAACGCCACACGATCCGATGAGTTGCTTGGTAACTTGTGGTGATTGTAACGGGCGAGGGTACATTACTAATAACCCAGGCGATTACATCACCATTTCCGAGGAAACGATGATTAAAAACGGCGGTAATATGCCCGATTACGCTAAGTTTATAACGCCCGATATTGGTATTCCCGAGTTCCACATGAAGCGGTGGCAGATATTCTACGAGCGTGTTGAACAATCGTTATACCTACGCCAAGTTAACGGCGGGGTTCAGTCGGGCGAAGCGAAAAAAGAAGATAGAAAAGACCAATATTATTTTTTACAATCAATATCAAATTTCGTTTTCGAGCAGTACGCAAAAGGTTTGCGCTACGTTGCTATGTACTTAAACCCGAACGGAGTTCCCGTACCGGTTACTATCGTAATGCCAAAGCAGTTCGACCTCATGTCGGATAGCGACTTGGTTAACGAGATGGCGGGACTACAAGCGAAAACGGACGATGCCCAAACGCTCGGTGAAATTAACTACATGGTGAACACGAAAATATTTCGTGATGACCCGTTACAAAAGAAAATATCGGATGTACTTTATTTTGCAGATGTGCTTTACGGCATATCCGGCGATGCGCTACGCCTTAAATATCTTTCGGGTATTTATACCGACACCGATAAAATCATTCACGAAAAGGGTTATAAAATCCTTGTGAATATTGCCAAGCAGATGACACAACAAGCGTTCGTTGATGCCGAAATAAATACACTAATTGAACGCTTAATGACCGAAGCCGAGGCGATGGTCCCACCAACAATCTATGCCTAATTTTTTAAGCGATAACGATAAATTTAAGCGAGACCTTGTAAAGCAAATAGAGGGCAAAATGCCCGATATAGAAACAAAGGTACTCGATGAGGTTTTTCGTGTGTTAGATGGCATCAACTCCGCCGGTGGGCGTTTCGATGTTGCCACGTTATCAAACGAGCAGTTCCTTAATTTTGTGAACGCCATACGCCGAGGACTTACAAGCGGTGGGTATCAACAACAAGTGCAAGTTTTAATCGCCGACTACGGCAAGATAACCATAAACTCAAGCAACCTACTAAAGAACATCGGCGGGTTCGATGTACCACCTTTGCAACTCTCACAAGTGGAGCAAAAGTGGAAGCAAGTAACCGCAGAGAGCCTACTAAATAGCGGTATCCGTACCGACTTTGAAACGCCAATACTCCGCATACTCGATGAGTCCATCAGTTACGGCGGTTCAATTGAACGGGCGAAAAAGAACCTCACCGACTTTATTAAAGGCAATGCCGATAAGTCGGGTAAACTGCAATCCTACACTACGCAAATTGCCCGTGATAGCATCGGGCAATTGCAAGGACAACAATTCCATAGTGTAGCATCGGCCGTTGATACGGCTGGCGTGCGCTACATCGGTTCACTCCTTGAAGATAGCCGAGGCCAATGTACACGATGGGTTAAAGACCTCAACGGGTTTATTGCTTGGGATGATTTAAGCAAGGAAATCAAGTTAGCATACGATAACCAAGCGGCCAAGAAGGTCGATAACTACGGGGGCAAATCGCATCCGTGGGGTGGTATGATGCCGAACACTACAAAGGAGAACTTTATGGCAAAACGGGGAGGGTTCAACTGCCGACATACGGCGATACCCGTGAAGCAAAAACCCAAGTAGATATACACATAGTGGATATTGGTTATTACATAGCCGAGCGCATCGTTTCTATTTTTGTATTCATAATTATCATTATGGCCAAAGCCACAAAAATCAAGCGGGAAAAAGTCGGTGTTATTATCGAAGAAGCAATCGAAGAAGCGAAAGCCGAAGCAATCGAAATAATCGAAACACCCGCTATTGTGCCTCACGTTACCGCAGTAACCCGCCAAGAGGCAAGCGCACCAACGAATAAGGTTAAGGTATTGAACGCCCACACGGGGCGTATTATCGCAATGGCGGTGGTAAAATCACAAGCCGAAAAGTTGGTAAAGAATAACCCGAACTTAAAAATTGAATACTAATGGCCAAGAAAAAAACCACTGAAATGATGGAAGGCGAAATTTTAAGCAACCAAACCGAGCCGATGATAATTGAGGAAACACCGCAAGCGGTGGCATCGGTAGTTAATAGCACGGCATTACGCCCCGGTTATGTGATGATTGAATACAAGCATAAGCAAGGCACGCCGATTATCGTAAACGCCAAGCAGTTCGGTACAACATATCCCGAAGCGGACTGGCAACTGGTTGCCGAAAAAAAAAGATAACTTTCTTTTCGATAATACAAGCGCATAACAATGGCGGTTGTACATCGTGTGGAAAGTAGAAAAACAACACCAATTTAAACAATCATATGTCTAAAAATCTCGAATCATTACTCAAAAATCTCGGCGTTGAAAACGTTGAGGAAATCAAAACCATTTTATTATCCGATGAGGATAAACCCGAAGCCGTTTCAGACATCTTAAAGGCCGCACAAGGCTACGCACGCCCATTCGTTGAGGGCGAATTAAACGAGCGTTTTAAGACCGAGCGAGGGCAATTGAAAGGTAAGTACATGAAGGAAACTTTGAACATGGCTAACAAGGTTTTCGGTAATGCGCTCACGAACAAGGAGATTGAAGATGTACTTAATGACCCCGAAAATTCGGGTAAGACAATCGATAAAGCCTTGGAGTTATTGAAAGAAAAAGTAAGCACCAAAACGGGAGCAAGCGAAACCGACTTACAAAAGATGTTGGAGGCGGCGAACTCAAAGATTGACGAGTACGAAAAGGCCATTCCCGAAATCACAAGCAAGGCGCAAAAGGAAGCGCAAGACGCAATCAACAAATTCAAGTTGGATGGTATTCTATCTTCAAAACTTATATCTATTCTCGATGGCAAAACCGCAATGAGCGCAAGCAAGGCCGCCGAGTTAATTCGTGGCCAATTATCGAGCCGTGCGTTATTGCAGTTGAAAGAAGATGGCAACATCGGGTTATTTAAGTTAGGTTCGGATGGCGAACACCTAAAGAAAAACGATACCACATTGCACACGATAGAGTCGCTCGTTGAGGACATCGTGGCCGAGTTCGACTTGGGTAAGAAAAGCGGTGGCACGGAAACAAAACCTTTGCCCGGCGGTGGACAACAACAACAACAAACCGAAGGCAAAAAGCCTGCATCTGCGGGATTAGCCGCTAAGATGGAACAAATCCCGATTGGGTAAACGATACTTGCACACCGAGAGCAATCTCAACCCTTGGCAACTATGCCTATTTAAAATAGTAATTTTTTTTCTTTTTGGCCTTGTCTTGCCTATTGGAAATAGACCTATTTATTCTCTTTTTTAAATCTTTTATAAGATGGCAAACAATTGCACAATTAATATACAAGCCGTACTTAACGACTTGTATAGTTTAAACCGCTACACCGCCCCCGCCGGTGCAGTAGAAATGGCCTTTTCGGCCGATAATGGCGCACAAGTAGAAGCGCAGATGATTCAAAAAAACGGAGTACGTTCGCAGTATTCTATCACTTATGCCAAAGGTGCGTGTGATACGCCCGTTGAGTGTGATGATTTCGCTTGTGGTGGTGCTGGTGCAGATGCCGGTGCCTTAACCGAGTGTTTGACATTCAACTCGTTTGATTGTTTTGCGATGCCCGCTTGGAAAAACATTCCAATCGAATCGCTCCGTGATTTAGGTTCGTTAACACCGACCTCTGCGTTCTCCGCTCACTTGTGGGACCAAATGCAGAAAATCAAAAGCGCAATCGATACTGCGTATGTAACTTGGTTATGTACCGAAGCCGGTTGTTTTGCAACGGGTACGGATAGCAAAACCTTAAATTTAATCAACGCCCTCGGCGCACCTAATTACGAAGTTGACGCCGATATTATGGCAGACTTTGCTGATGCAGGTTTCGGTGGTGTAACTCCCGTTTTGTTAGGCAACCGCCAAGTGAAGAAATTCGCCGAGGTACAACGCAATGTAGGTATGGATCAAGCCGGTATCATGTTACAAAATATGCGCCGTTTCCCTGCGTTCTACGACAAGAACATCGTAACGGCCAATTGTGCCCCTGTGGTAACGGGTAACGAGGTTATGTTCGCATTATTGCCCGGTGTTGCCAACATCTTAACGTTCAGTGAAAATGCGGGCTTGTTCGCATCTCGTGAAAGTTCGGTGAATTGGGATGCCGTAGATCCTACATCTTTGTTGCAACAAGGTTCTACTTACTTACATTCAGTTGTACAAGACCCAGTATCGGGTATGTTGTTCGACTTGAATATTGTTTACGAACCAAAATGCCAAAAATGGCAGTACCACTTGAAAACGTTCTACAAGTTCTTAAACTTGCCAACAACGGGTTGTAAAGACTCTTGTTTCAATGGTATCGTGAAATACGATGTATGTCCAGGTACTATTCCCGCTTGTGCTACACCGCCTCCATCGGCATAGTATGTGCATAGCATAGTAAAGGAAAGGCCACCAACTCGGTGGCCTTTTTTTATTTTTGTAAGACAATTATTTACGATGGCATCTTGTATTGAAAATATTATCGGCGTTCGTGGGGTTTGTGGACAAGCAGACACCGAAAGTTTAAGCGGTTATTATATTTCGGATTACCCCGGCATAACAATCAAATCTGCGGCCCAATTCAATGATGAGAAAACCATCACGGGGTATAATTACTTGCTCGATTTACGCCGCCGTGCAATGATGAAATTGAACTCCGATGTTCAATCCTACATCGCCGCTAATTACCGAGTGAACTCGATACCATCAAGCGTATGGAGTACGGGCGAATTTAAAACCACATACCTCGCCACATCACCGAACGCACGGGGTATTGTTGCATACAAGCAGAAGCCACAATGTCGTTTCTATACCTTGGTTATTCAATCGGTGCGCATCCTTACCAATTACACGGGTGCCACTACGCTAACCATAAGCGACACGGGTGGCATGGTGTACACAATCAACGTAACGCTCACGGCGGGCGTTATCAAAGAACTCGTTATCAACAAGCCTATTATCGGAAACGAGGTACAAATAACATTACCCGGCAACATTCCCGTGTATTCTACGGGCGTCAACTGCGGTGTCGGTTGCGGTGGTTCAATGAAAAACGAGTGTGTGCGTATCAACGGAATGAGCGGTACTAATTTAAACACCTCCGAAGGGTACGGCATATCGGCCAATATTATTTGTCAATGCGATTTAAGCAAAGTAACGTGCGACCTTGCCACACAATCGCTACTCGGCCAAGCCGCCTACGAACTTTGCGGTGCGATGTTTTACGAGGAAGCCATCAGTAACAACCGCATCAGTTACATGACCATCTACCAAACCGACCAACTCAAAGCCGAGAGCGATAAAGCCTACGGCCGCTACGAAGGCTACCTCACGAATATGTTTGCCGGCATCCGTAACTACCTTGTGCAAAACGATGGTAACTGCAAGTGTGTAGATTGCGGTGGCGTAAATATTAAAACATCCGTTTAAATGGCATTTGTAGACCTTTCAGCACGCTTGCAAGAGATTGCCGATAACTTGGATAGCCAAGCGGTTGACGTTGCCGTGGTGCAAAGTATGAGCGAACTACAAGCCAATTTTTTACAACGGGTTTTCGTGGAAGGTTTGAATAGCAATAATTCGGAGTTGGGCAATTATTCGGAAAAACCGAATTACTTTACAAAAGAGCAGTTCGTGCGCAAATCGGCTTTTAAACCGAAAGGAAAAAACGGCGATACGGCGTTTAAGGTGGTTACACGCCCACGCAAATCAATGTACTTGCCACAAGGCTACAAGGAACTCCGACAAGTACAAGCAAGGCCAACGGACAAAGTGAACCTCGATTATTCGGGAAGCCTTAAAAACGCCTATCGTGTTTTCAAGTTCGGCAGTTCGGTTGTGTTCGGGCAAAACGATACGATGGAACACAAAAAGATTGAAGGACTTACCGACAAGTTTAGCGAGTTCCAAACGCTCACGCCGAGCGAAGTCGAGCAATTAAAAAACAGCCTTGAGGAAGGCGTTAAAATAGTTATATCCAATGGTTAAAAATATACTCACCGATATTAAAACGTACTTACTCGCAACGTACCCGCAATACAACACGGGTTTTGCTAACGTGCATAAGCCAAGCAACAAAGATGTGGTACTCGATGACAATTTTGAATACCGAGGCATAAGCGATGCGAATGGCAATTATTTTTATATCCGTTCGCTCAAAGAAACCCGCTACTCGGCACAACGTTATTCGTGCCGACCGCTATCGTATAGAGCCACCACCAACTGCCGAATTGTGAGTGTTTTCCACAACGTAGACGAGGAACAACACCTTGCTATTTTAGTGGATGCGATTAGCCGTTTAGGGCATCTTGTTACTCGTTCCACCACGGAACGTACACAAGTGTTTAGAGACGAAGTAGGTAACGAAAAAATATCGAATAACTTAATGAATTTACATTTGTGTTCGGTGGATTTTGAAGTTGAGGAATTAGTCAACCTTAAAAAATGCGCCGACCAAATTAACCTTTGTAATTGTTAGAACTATGAGTTTATGTTGCGAAAATCCGATTGATTTAGGTTGCCACTCGGCGTGTGCGCCGATACTCACCAACATCGTGCAACCCGTGCAAGGGTACTACACTATTGCGTACCAATTTAACGGCGCAATGATTACCCGTGAGTGGTTGGCAGACCCCGTAAACGGGTTCCTGCAAGTTCCTTCATACATCTTCAATGAAGCCTCAAACGTTACGTTTCAAATTTACGATGGCGATAACGTGCTAATCAGTTGTTTTAAGGTTACAATACTGCCAAGCAATTCGACATTTCAACCGCAACCACCCGCACCGCCTTACGATGCGTTCACAACTACGATGCAATTTATAAGCGCACAACCTTGCGCTGCGGGTCGGCACTTGGTACATTTCCGTATCAACTATAATGAATTGCAAGCGTTCCTTATAAACACTTATTTTGAAATTGGTGCAACATTAACGCACCCCGGCGGTAACCCGCACCCGTTCACGTTATATTATGATTCAGCAAGAACGCAACCATTGTACCTCAACGAGCAGTATTTGGCGGGAAATCGCCTCCCAACGTTGGACATTTATATGTACGCCGAATTACCGAACTGCAACCAACACTTTACGTTTAACATTCAAGTTAACCAAGTAGGATTCTTGGCCCCTGGTTATGTGAACACAAACAATTTCGGAGCAACTTATATATACACAAACTAATGGCACTTATCTTTTTCATATCAGCATTATCAACGGCGGGCGTAGCCTTGCTTTATCAATACTGCATCCGCCAAGGGCAAATATTCGATTTCATGCAGAAGCCGTTGGTATGGTTACAACCCCGTAGCGAGTTTTGGTACAAGCGGTTAGGCGGTTGCCCCATGTGTAACACGCAATTATTTAGTGATGTTATTTATTGGATATTAGCCGTAATGCTTACGAATCTCGCTTGGTATTACTTGCTTTTTTGGTGGGTAATGTTTAGCGGTATGACGTTATGGTTTTATTTTCTTGTTGCCTACCAAATGAAAAAAGACGAGCCAACGCAAACACAATTTAAAACCGAAACCGAACACATCGAACTATGATATCACCAATGAACATACCCGTAGGGAACGATTCCATTTGCATCGATTATGCGGGTGATGAGTACATCAGTTACCCGTGCGGTGCATCTGCAGGCGCATCGTTTAATATTTTAGGCACGGATGTAACGGCATCGGTATCAAGCATCGACCACGGACAATTTACAACCAATATGGTAGCAGTTGTTGACCCTACGCAGTACATCGTAGACGATGCGTTCAACGCATACTACAAGGTTACGCAATACACCACAACACAAACCACAAGACCCCCAAGAGTATAAGCCATGTTTACAAATTTAGCCACAGGTCAACAATTAAATACTTGCGATTTTTTCGCTTACATATCCTCAATCAATTGGTGTTCATGTACCACCGATGAGGTATGGCTTGGAAACGGCGTAGCCAAAAGCGGTTACGATTGGTTTATTTATTTTCAATCGAACACACCAACGTGCGCCGACCAAGCACCAACTTGCATGGCAGTACATATCAGCGATGCAGACCAACCGGGCGAAACAATCAATGTATTAAACTTTCCCGCTATCGGTATTCCAACGCCGACTAAAACATATTTGTGGGAATCTTCAATTGATGGTATTACTTGGGTGTCTACGGGCATCACGGGCGCATCGTTTCTTATTGCACCGACCGATGTTGGCAAGTACATACGAGTAAAAGGAACGGCTACCAACGGCATAGGCAGTCCATCGGTGTGCTACTCGGGTGCCGTGCCAATTGTACCCGCCAACGCATCGCCTATCAACACTATCGCACCCGTAATAAGCGGAAGCAATACGCAAGGCAGTACGCTAACTTGCACTACGGGAACTTGGAGCGGTTACCCTTTACCATCATTTACCTTTACTTGGTTTGCCGATGGTGAGCAAGTAGGAACGGGCAACACATACACGCTTAATTTGTCCGATAGTTTAAAGGACATCAAGTGTTTTGTAACCGCATCGAATGGAATAAACCCGAATGGAACACAAGCAAGTAACATGATCACGGCGGGTGATTACTCACCGCAAAATATTACTACACCGACAATAAGCGGTGGCACTACTTTAGGTTCGCAACTAACTTGCTCGGTTGGTTCGTGGAGCGGTACGAACATTACATACAACTTTCAATGGTTTTCGGGTGCAACGCCCGTAGGTGATAACTCGGCGCAATATCAACTCGTAATTACCGACACCCTCGCAAACATCACTTGCGTAGTTACTGCGGTTAACCCCGCAGGTAGCAACTCGGCAACATCGAACACGATTACTGCGGGTGATTACTCGCCCGTTAATATCGTAGCACCGAGCATTGTGGTAGTCGGCGGTGGCCCCGCTAATCCCGGCCAAGTTATCGAATGTTTTATCGGCACTTGGCAAGGTAACAACATAACGTATAGTTACCAATGGCTAAACGGAATCACGCCGATTGGCACGAATAGCAACACATACCAAGTACAACCGAGCGACATCGGTGATAGTATTACTTGCGTGGTTACGGGCACGAATTTAGGCGGCACTGCATCGGCAACGAGTAACAATATTGTTGTTCCATCGGGGCCTGGCGTTACGCCTCCATCAAACGCTACGCCTCCGATTATTTCCGTTGCGGGCGGTGGCTCACCAATTACGGGCGCAACAATGGCGGTATCGGTTGGAACGTGGAACGGCACATCTCCAATCGTGTACACATACGAGTGGTTTAGTGGTATTACATCGGTAGCAACAACACCATCGTACATAATTCAAGCGAGCGACTACGGAGCGGTTATAACTTGCGTAGTAACGGCCACCAACGCCTACGGCGTAGCATCACAAGTAAGTAACTCGATTACTGCAGTAGGTAATGCCCCCGTGAACGTAGTCGCACCGAGCATAATTGGAAACAATACGCCGGGCGATACATTGTCTATTAATTTGGGTTCGTGGAATGCCTCCCCTCCGATTACAGTATATACTTATTTATGGCAATATAGCACCGATGGCGGCGCAACGTGGAGCAACTATGCCCCATTACAAACGGGCGCAACCAAGGTGGTAATAACTGCCGATATTGGGCGTGTAATACGCTGCCGTGTAACTGCAACCAACCCAGTTGGAACAGGGCAAGCGTTCACTAATTCGGAGTACATCGATAGCGCACCTATCAATGTAACCGCCCCCGTTGTAACGGGTGCAACATTGGTTGGTAGTGTACTCACCACCACCGATGGAACATGGACTGGTAGCGGAACAATTACCTATACCTATCGTTGGTTACGCAATGGCGTTGCGATTGGCGGTGCAACATCGTCAACCTATACCACAATTTTAGCCGATAGCGGTGCTAATATTCAAAGCGAGGTAACGGCCACAAACGCAATCGGCCCAAGTGTATTGGCATCGAATGTAATCGTACCAACAAGCCCACCCGCAATACTTCAACCGCCCGTTATTTTCGGTAGTTATACATCGGGAAGCACCTTGTTTTCACAAGATGGCGTGTACACGGGAACACCAAGTTCAACCATTACCCGCAAGTGGCAATATTCTACCGATAGCGGTGTTACTTGGACTGATTACGCACCACTGCAAACGGGCGCAACATACATTGTGCAACCGACCGACAATGGGCGTTGGATTCGCATACTCGAAACAGCAACCAACGGCATAACGCCCGACATTATTACGCCATCGAATTATATCGAGATTGCCTCGCTCGGTGCGTGTGGTGCCATTATAACTGGCGTTCCAATAATTAGCGGTATTCAAGTTGTATCGCAAACATTATCATGCTCAATCGTACCACTTACAATTACGGGTTCGCCTACACCAACTGTATCCTATCAATGGTACTACGGCCTCACGATGATTGCGGGTGCCATAACAAGCACCTATGTATTACAACCGCTACAATCGGGCGAGCGTGTATGGTGCCGAGTAACGGCATCGAATGTCAACGGCACATCATATGTTGACTCAAACGAATTGGCAATATTTACAACCATTGCTGATAAGTACCCAACATCGTGGCACTCAGGATGGTGGCCGTTCTTATTGCGTGGTGCGTATTTTGGTCAGCCATTAATTCGTATTCGCCGAGAAAGTGATAACGCGGAAATTAATATCGGACACGATAATAACGGCTACTTAAACGAGGCCTTAATCAACTCCCATTGTGCGGGTACGATTGGTCGTGTGGTTACTATTTATGACCAAATCGGAGCAAACAATTTCACACAAGCAACACCCGCCAATCAGCCTATTATATACACGGGCGGTACAATTGTAAAGGATAACGGCATAGCAGTAATTAACAATCAAACCGTAAGCGGTCAACAAATGACTGTCGCCGGTTCAGCCGCCGCCGGTACTTATAACTTCATGCACAATGGGTTAACGGCAACATACGGCCTTTATGCGGTGTCAAAAAGTGCAAATTTGACTGCATTAATTATCGGCACAGGAACTACAACAACAACAACTCGTGGATTTGTATTGCTATGGACTACAACCAATACAATACGAACAACCATAACTAACGGAGCGGCTAACGTAATGAATATTGCGCCCGGCGCAAGTACAATTGTGGTGCCGAAAACTCATGTTATATCAATGATTAACAAGCCAAATAATACGGCGGCCACATTGCGTGGGCGCATAATTGCCAACAACGCCTATGCGGCAAGTAGTACGGTAACGGCCGCACCATCAGCACTTAACCCAACGTTTGATTTGTATTGGGGCGGAAGTGCGATATATCAGCACATGGGCGCAATCATTGCGCAATCCGAAACGTTTGCAAATAATATACACGAGGCCATTCGTTCACAATTTAATATTACATATTAATGGCTACGCAATCCAACACAATCGACCAAGTGAAGGCGTGGCTTACGCCCGGTTTACTCACCATCTTATCGTGGTTCGTAATCGACCTAAAAAACGATGTAAAAGTATTACTCGACCGCACGGCACGTTTAGAAGAACGGGTGCAAGTAATCAAGGAAACTAAGCGTGTACCGATGGCTAAGCTTGTTTATTTTAAGGGCATGGAGTTAATTTTCGACCGAAATAAAATATTCACTAAATTACCCAACGGATATGACTATATCTAAAATCATGGCATCGCCATTCGGCAGTTTTTTAAAGGCGTTTATTGTTGCCTTTCTTTCCTTGTTAGCCGCTCGGCACAAAGATGGTACATTATGTTTCGATGCTAACTGCATCAAGGACATATTACTTGCATCGACCTTCGCAATTATTCCCGTAATTATAAATTGGATTAATCCCGCTTATACTCAATATGGCGAAGGCAGTAATGAACCTACGTTAAGTAATACGGACACGCAAGTAAAAACAACATCAACCCCCTAATTTTGCCATATGACTAAAGCGGACATCGCTCGCCAGTATAGAGACAAATTCGGCATGGAGATGCCCACTTTGAAACTTTCTCGGATAATGTACGAGAAAGAAAAACTAACCTTCAAAGACGTTGAAGATGCCCGCACATCATTACGGCGAATCGAGGGCAAGCACGGCGGTAAGGGAGGTGTAACTGTTACTCACGAAGCAAAGGAAAGGCCAAAGAACCCGTACAACTTACCGACATCGGATGAGACGATATACGAGCCGTTTCGGATTGATGCGAAGCGGTTGGCGGTGTTAAGCGACATACACATACCTTATCATAGCATCGAGGCATTAACGGCCACGTTTGATTATTTAAAGCACTACAAACCCGATGCTATTTTGCTCAATGGTGATACCTTGGATTTTCACGGGTTAAGCCGTTTTGTGCGTGATCCAAAGAAGCGACACTTTGCCGAGGAATTAAATTCCTTCGAGCAATTTATGGAGACCTTAAACAATTTGTTTAAGTGCAAGGTGTATTTCAAAATAGGAAACCACGAGGAGCGATACGAGCATTTTCTTTGGCAAAAGGCGGGTGAACTTGTAGGCGTTGAGGAATTTGAATTGAACGCAATAATAAAAAAAAGAGCCGATGTTGAAATTATAGGCGAAAAAAGGATAATGAAAGCGGGTGATTTGAACATCATACACGGGCATGAATTTAGTTCGGGTTTCTTTTCGCCTGTTAACGTAGCAAGGGGCTTGTTTTTAAGAGCCAAGGTGAGCGCAATGCAAGGGCATAACCACCAAACAAGCGAACACACCGAGCCGAATTTAAACGGCAACATAGTAACTACTTGGAGCCTCGGTTGCCTTTCGGAGTTGCACCCGGCGTATCTGCCCATAAATAAGTGGAATCATGGGTTTGCAGTGGTGGATATTGATGGCGATAATTACGAGGTACAAAACAAGCGTATATGGAAGGGCAAGATACTATAACCGAAGCCGTTGAGATGGAGTTCTTACCTCCTACATCCACTCCCGAATACATCGGAGCATCATACAACGCAATTCAAGCCGTGAGCGATATGGACACGGCCTTGATGAGTAACGAGGATAAACGCCGAATTAAACGAATACGGCGCAAGGCACTCAAGATAATTGATTACTGCATCTGCGAGTTACACGATGAGATTTTTGATGTTGAAGAAGAAGATGACGAATGAGCGGATGGTTGCACTATATCGAGGAGATGGCCTACTGGTACGTTATGTTTTTCGAGCAGAAAGATTCGCTTATGATAACGGCAGTACCGCTTACCATTGAAGATGCTATGCGGGTAAATTTTAACCTTAAAGGTGTGGATGTGGTTTTCCACCAAGTTAACATCGGTGGTGAGACCTTCGCCAAGATTCAAGAGATACAAGTAAAGTAAATAGTTTACTATCTTTGCCTAAAAGTAAAGTAATATGCGAACATCAATTTTTATTTTCATGCTCATGCTATTTGCATCGTGCATGACTGAAAAAAGAGCAACTAAGAAAATCGCCCGCTTGGGTATTCAGTACCCATATTCGGGTGCTACATTTTGCGCTAACGCTTACCCGAGCCGAGTTGAATATAAGCAGACAATCGAATTTAAAGAGGGCAAGCATGATACATTGTGGCAAGCCGAATACATCGACTGTGATACGGTTATCGGAACGGATCGCATCGTCAAAGTACCATACCCAGTTATCATTCCAAGCCGTGATACCTTGATTTTTAGGGATTCAATATTCACCGAAAATAAAGCCGAAATAAGCCTTATAAAAATCGAGCGGGATAACTACCGAGCCGAAGCCGAAAAGATGAAGGAGAGAGCCAAGAACCTCCTTATCGGCGGTTTTATTGCGGGTGCGGGTTTGGTTTTTGTATTAGGCGTATGGTTTAAAAAAATATACTAACTATGAAGGACAAAATAACACTCGACCGAATCGAACTACTCGCCCCCGTTGTGCGGGATGAGGCACGATTGATTTACGATGAAATTTGCGAAGCCTTGAAAGGCCGAGCGATATGCCGATTCAGCCACACCCTACGCACCAATGCCGAGCAAGAGTCGTTATATGCCATCGGCCGAACGAAGCCGGGCAAGAAGGTAACCAATGCCCGAGCGGGGCAATCGTGGCACAATTATGGCCGAGCGATTGATATAGTTCTACTTGTTGATAAGGACAAGAACGGCACATTTGAGTCCGCCTCATGGGAAACCAATGTCGATTTCGATGGCGATGGCCGAGCCGATTGGCGTGAGGTGGTTGATATTTTTACCCGCTACGGGTGGGAGTGGGGCGGTTCGTGGAAGTTCACGGATATGCCCCATTTTCAGCGCACCAACGGGGCCACGATTGCGCAGATGCAAAAAATGTACCCTCACGGCTACAAACCATAATTATTAGTTGTTGTTTTTTTCATGTACAAGAGGCGGTTTCTACCGCCTTTTGCATTTTATTAACAAGATAAATAATATCTAATTACATAAATTAGAAATTCGTTGTATATTTGCACTACAAACATCAAATCAAAACAAAATGAGCAACACAATTCAACGCATTATCGAGATTCCATTACAAGAACTGCAATCGCCTAATTACTATGCCAATCTAGAAAAATATGGCGAAGACTCAAACACTTGTTGCATCTGCGGTAAGCGAATCAAAAACATGGAAAAAACAAAGTATGTACACATGCTTACAAGTGGTAATATTGTATCACATGGCGGTGATGATATAGAAGATTCACAAGGTTTATTCCCAGTTGGCAATGACTGCGCAAAAAAATTAATTATTAAATTCATATTCTAAAAATCAATTCACATGAGTAAAAAAACCCACACACCACGAGTCGGCAGACCGCCCGAATGGCGGACACCACGCAAGCAACTTACCTTGTTGTTGCCAGTTAGCGTACATGACAAAGTTAAGCAGTACGCCAAAAAAATTAGCGAACCCTATAAAATCAAAGCCAATGCCGTTACATCTTAATGACGAAGAATTGCACGAGTTTATAAGCGATTTAAACGCCAAACAAGACGAACTCGATGCCAAACTTGCCCGTATTGATGACGATGCGTGCGACCAACAACAAGACAACTAATTTTAAACCCTCAAATAAAAACCATGAGCAATCAACTAACAACAACCGAGGTGCTATCAATCGCACAATCATTCGCCCAATCGGGTATGTTCCCCGATATTAAGTCGGCAGCACAAGCCGCCGTTAAGATTCAAGCGGGTAAGGAGTTCGGCATCCAACCATTCGCCGCCATGACTGGCATTCATATAATCCAAGGTAAGCCGGTTATCGGTGCGGGTTTAATGGCCTGCCGTGTAAAAGCAAGCGGGCGTTATGACTACCGAGTTACCAAGCATAGCGACACGATATGCGAGATTGACTACTATTCTAAAGGCGAGAAAATCGGCACGTCTACGTTTACCATCGAAGATGCTAAAAAAGCGGGTACAAAAAACATCGATAAGTTTCCAAAAAATATGCTTTTTGCCCGTGCAATGAGCAACGGCGTAAAGTGGTACACGCCCGACATTTACGATGTACCCGTGTACGTTCCCGAGGAGATGCCGACACAAGAAACCATCGAGGCCACGCCAACAAGCACGGAAACAACCCAACCAACGCCCGAAACAATCGAGGCCAAGCCATTGAAGCCAATAAGCGCAAAAGCCTTTCAGTCGGCACTTACTCGCATAGTAGCGGGTGAGGAACTACTCGATAAGTTGTTCGCATCATACGAACTTACCGCCGAGCAGATTGCACTACTCAACGAGGCACGAAACACATTTTTAAACTCACAAAAATAGAAGCATGAGCAACCAATTAACCCCAACC